AATTCTACTTCAATCCACGAATAAGCCCAAATACCACCGGGATCTTGAGTTGGATAAGAACCTCCCCCCGTAGAACCATGAATTTTTTCTGCACCGACTAATACAGCAAAAAAATTACTGGGAACAGATCGTTCACAGCACATTTTCTTTTTATAAACATCCCATGTTGCTTTTTTATTTTTAAGATCTGCAAAGGTTACGCCTGCCAGTGCAGCCTTTTCTTTAATTCCATTTTTACCGTGAATTAATAACAGTATTGCACCGGGTAACTCACAAAAATTAAATTGTGATTGCCAATACTCTTTTTCTGTTGTGTGATTAAACGATTTGATTTGCCAAGAAGACACATGATTAATATTATACGGTGGAGAATAAAAACCAAAAATATTATCAACAATTGCATTAAACGAATAATTATTAAATGCTAATAATTTATCGCCAGTGTATCCGTGTGGAGATGATGCAGGATCTCCTAAACTAAGAGGATCTAGTTCAAATTCTCCTGTTTCATCATTCTTAACATACTTAGGTATACCGGTATCATCATTTATAAATGTTATATCTTTTTTAAAGATACTAGTTTTATCTGTTTTTTTACCAGAAATATCATGCCAATTACCAATATCTAAGGTGTAATTGTAATTTATAGTTTTAGTTATAAAACTTTCATTGATATCAACAAATCCTCTATACGGATTTGCCCAGTTAGGTTTTACCCGATCGTATGTTGAAAAGGCAATTCCACTGTCTAGTAAATAATTTTGATTAAAATCATTTAAAACTTCCATAGAAAACATTGCTTTAGTATCCAGAGGATCTAAATGTGGTTTAAACATATACAAACTAGGTTCTTCAAGATTATCTTTTGTTGGCAGTTTAAACTCTTGAATATTAGTTTTTTGTTCTTCTATTAATCCTTCAATACATTTAAAATTCCACTGATCTAAATCTTCCCAAAAGAAAAAATTAACAGCCTTTTCATTTGTTTTATAACAAGCGTACTCGCAAATATAATTCATTAATTGTGTTATTCTTAAATTATTTGCATCTTTATAAAATGGATAAAAATTAAATAAATGTTTTACCCATATATCATTAAAAGTTTCATGAGCAGCTAATTTTTTTAAACTTTTTGTTGATGCCAAACTCATTAAATATTGTACAAATCCCTTTTCTTTACCCCGTAAATTCTCAGGTATAGTTATAGTATTGCTGTATGGAGGCAATACCGTATCTTGGCGTGTAGATTGAATAGTACCTAAATCTGCGTCGCCACCTTTCTTTGATATTTTTCCAATAAAATCATCAATTACTACATCAAAATTTCTGTTTACAAATTCATCAGAAATAAAATTTAAAATAACTTTTACAGGAGGTCCATACGGACCTTGAGTTGTTTTTTGGGCCACATTGCTTTCTATTTTTATTTCTGATATTCTAAAATCGTATGGAGGATAATTATCAAATTGTAATCTCAACCATTCGTTTGTGGTAAAATTAAATTGGTCTATAAAATTAATAGAGTCTACAAACGTTAAAGAACCGTATACAGATCCAGAAAACATATCTTCATTTAAAACAATTTCATCTAATAAAACATAATTATCTTCTGGTTTTTCACTCGGACCCGGCCAAATTATAAATTTAGTAAATTGGCCTTCTGTATCGCCTTCTGTATCGCCTTCTGTACTAGCCGTACTAGGTCTAAAAATTGTAACTTGTTTTATTTCTATGTTTGGTGAATTAACGTTCATGATAATTTATATTTTAATTTTTATTTCATTCTTTGTTTGTAATAAACCACTTAATGTTGTTTGTAATGATAAAACATTAGACAAATTTAAAGTATCTAATTTTGCGTCTTCATATTTTTGTTGTTCTGTTGCATCTTTTTTCACGGTGAGGAATTCATTATTTTCAGCATTTGTATATCCTGCCAAATATATTGTTTTCCAATTATCTGGTGTGACATCATATAAATTGCCACCCACAATCATTTGCTTTGTGGAATCTAAATATCTTTGAATAGTCAACATTTGATGTTGTATTTCATAAGTCTTTTCGTATGATCCATTTTTAAAGTCCCATACAGACACTCTGGTTCCTGAAGGATCTATTTCTGCTGTTTGACCCAATGATTCCGGAAAAATTTCCGGATAAGTATACGCTTTAACGTTGATTTGTTTAAAATTTTCATCAATTGAATCAATAACAGCTGTATATTTTTTATTATCTCCGGTTTCCATAACCACAATATGTTCTGCTCCTGAATTTAACAGAGAAAACGTCCCAGGTATTGGTGTTGGTGTCACTTTTTCTAAAGGTATAACAGGGCTAGTATTTTGATACGTTTTTGCAATTTTACCCCAAACTAAAAGTTTACCTTCTGTTGTTAGTGCTGCCGAATGATAACAGCCTGCAGATATTTTAGAAAAAGTAACTCCAGTTGGTATGTCTAATTGACCATCTGCTGTTGCACCCCCACCATAAATTATTCCATTATCTTTTAACGCTAAGAAATGATTATATCCTAAAGCTATTGCTGTTATTCCAGTTATTCCTTGATTGAATCCTGTAAATAAAGTATTTTTATTAGGACCCCAACCAGTTACACCGTAATTTCCTGTTTTATTGATCGCTATACAATCTGATTGACCACAAGCAATATCATAAAAAGATATTCCTGATGGAGTTGAAAGTGAACCAAAATAAACAGGAGTTCCGTTAGATTTAATCGCAACTCCAGCAGTAAATCCATCGTTCCACGATACTTTTACGTATCCTGTTGTGCCTGTATACAAAGAATTAAATGTTGTGCATGAACCAAAACATGTAATCCCACCGTCTGATTTTATAGCAAGCAATCCAGAATTAGTAGAATTTATATAAGAACAACCAGATATATTTGTTGTAAAATATGGATTAGCACCACCATACGTTCCATCTACTTTTACTGAACTTATAGGTAAAGGATTACCACCCCAATAATATATTTGACCATTAGTAGTCAAAATTGCAGTATTGAATGATCCACACGAGATTTGTTGTATTGCAGTTAACCCAGTACCAACAGGAATTACCGATTGTTTATGATGTGGTTGTGAACTGAGAGAATTTTGCAATATTTGACCTGCACCAAACGCACGTAATGCAGACTCTCCTGATCCAGTTTCAAACACTAATATTTGATATTTGTTAGAAGGATCTATTCTGTCTGGAACGTCTGCATTTAAATCGGTTCCGTTATACGAATCATAACGATAATCTTCATATGAGGGAGTTGTATTTGAAGGATTATATTTTGAAATATTAGCAAATTGGTATACTAATCCCGGATATTGCTTTTCTAATTTAGAATCTTCTTCGGGATCTGTTCCTCCCCATTCAACTAAAGGATTTCTTATATTATTTGTTAAAAAAGTAGCCCAATAATAACTAGGATTATCGTATATTCTGTTAGAAAATTGATCGGGTCTTTCATCATCTATTTTTATTTCTGAATATAAAATACTAGAAGAAGTTAATTGTACATTTTTAAACACATCAAGAACAGTGAATGTGCCTCCACTAAATCCGTAATTAATTTTAGAAAAATATTGTAACATAAAAATTATTTTTAATTAACCTTCTTCAAATTGTTTAAATCTTTCTGATCTGCTAATTAAACCACCATTAACCGCCCAATTGTATTGCATTGCTGGTTCTAGTTCTAAAAATACTAATTTAATATTTACAGCTAACGGAATAAAATCTGGTGTTGCTAATGGTAAATTTCGTATTGGATTGTGATTAATATCTACGCTCTGTAATACGGAAACTAATGGATCTCCATCCCAAAACTTACATCCTTCGTTATCCGGTCCTCCTGTTGCGTAAAAAGACCAAAGTGGTGGATGGCCCATATTTAAAACTGATTCAGTGAACGCAATAGGATACATGTACGTTTGAAATACTCGCGCAATTCGATTCGCCTCCCAAGCTTGTTTTCCGTTTTTTGCTACTAAATTCATTTCAAATCGATGCGATCGTCTTGCTCCGGGAGTTAATACAGTTTCAATATGATCGTATGATAAAATTCCTAGCCCCTGGGTAAAAGAATTTTCGTATTCTTGTTCTTTTAACTTATAGTCTTCTTTATCAAACAATCCTTCAAGATCTGGGTATTTTCCAGACATATATTGTTGATGGTTTCCAGTAAAATGAGATTGAGGATACGGAACGTGAATGTCTACTTTATGATTCTGTTGAACGTAATCTCTAGTTCTATTAGCAGAAAATGTGCTGTATGGAGCCGCGTAAAAATTCATCCATACAGGTATTTCTGAGCCCCAATTGTACGTATTTTGTTGCCCCTGTGTTGTTTTTGGAGGAAAACTCAATGATGTTGATATAGTTCCGTGTTCAGTTGGATTAATTTTATACGGCATTTATAAATATATATTGAAAAATATGGCATATAAAACTAAATATGAACCAAAAAATCCCAATAAATACATCGGAAATGTATCAAATATTATTTGCAGATCCACTTGGGAACGTAAATTTTGTAAATATTTAGATGAAAACCAAAATATAATCAACTGGTCTAGTGAAGAATTAAAAATACCTTACATTTCCAGTATAGATAAACGGGTACATAATTATTATCCAGATTTTGTTTTTGAAGCAAAAACAAACAGTATAGACACTCAAATTTTTATTATTGAAATAAAACCTAAAAAACAAACAATAAAACCAACACCTAAAAAAAATAAAAAAGCGTATTTAAACGAATGCATCACTTACGAAACAAATACCTGTAAATGGAAAGCTGCTAAAATATTTTGTGAAAATAAACGTTGGATATTTAAAATTTTAACAGAAGACGATTTATTTAAAACAGTCAATAATAAAATTTAAGGATTTATAAATGCCCACTAAAAGTATAGAAAGTTTGTTAGGTACAATTGATAATATGGCTGGAGTACAAAGAAGTAATCAATATGTTGTTTATATTACTCCTCCATCTGAGTTAAATACTTACATTAAAGATAAAGGTTCAACAGATATAAGAACGAATATGCAACAAATATTAGCTGATAATGATGCAGGAGTTCAAAAATATATTGCTTCTTCAGTACAAATTCCTGCAAGCGTTATTCAATATTTTGAAGATAATATGGCACCTTCAGCAAATTATGTTGCTGTGCCAGTAAAAAGGCAGTTTGATAACACGTTTAAAATTGAGTTTATTGTGGACGGTAATTGGAATATAAGAAAATTCTTTGAAGATTGGGTAGATTTAATTTTTAATAGACTACAAAACTCTGAAAATAGAAATAATAGTACTGTAAGTTATTATGATGATATAGTAGGTACTGTACAAATAGACGCATTATCTGTTAATGGTGCTAAAGCAAAAACTATATGGTTATATGGTGCGTATCCAGCCACTATTATGCCTTCAGTTATGTCACACGATTTACAAAGTAATTATTTTACATTTTCTGTAGATATTAATTATAGAAATTATGATATAGAGAGAAAATTCACATAATAAAAATATAAAAATTTTAACACAAGAATACCAATAAAAATGCCTTTAAAAGATCTATTAACATCCTATTTACCAAATTACTGTGAAAGTTTACTGTCCGGTAAAACTATTTGTTTTAGACCAATGGTTGTTGCTGAAGAAAAATCTTTATTATTAGCAAAACACTCAGAAGACAAAAAAACTATATTAAAAAATTTAATAAATGTATTATCAAATTGCTGTTCTGATGACAGTATAAAAAATATTAAACAAATAACAATAGCAGAATTTGAAAATTTATTTTTATTATTGCGAAAAAAATCTATTGGAGAAACTGAAACATTTGTGGTTAAATGCCCAGAAACGGGAGAGCAAGTTAAAATAAAAATAAATTTAGAATCAGATTTAAAAGTAGTATCAAATATACCAAATAATGTTATAAAATTAAATGATCAATTAGCAATAATATTAAAAGAACCATCAATTTATACATTATTTAAATACCCAAACTATGATAAAGATTCAGAAGAACTTTTTGGATTTATTGGTTGTTGTATTAAAGAAATACAAAACAATAAAGAAACTATAAATTGTCAAGACATGCCAGAACAAGAATTAATAGATTTTGTAAAAAATTTAAATAAAAAACAGTTTGACCAAATAGTAAATTATTTAGACAAAATATCAAAAACTTACATTATAGCAAACTACACCACACAAGATGGAACAGCTAGACAATTAAAAATAAGTGGTCTATTTAATTATTTTAGTTTTTTTTTAACCATATAAATTTAAAATTATTTTACAGACAGAATTTTTTATTAAAAAATTATCATAATTACAGTTTACAAGAAATAGAAAAATTAATTCCATGGGAAAGAACAATTTACGTGGAACAACTACGAAATTATTTAAAAGAAAAAAATCAAAATAACACAGGATACGAAATGTTATGACAGACGAAGAATCACCAAATTTTTTTAAAAAAAATAATGATTTATTTTTTGAAGAATTACGCAATTCTGGTTTTTTTCCTCAATCACCAGAAATAATTTCAATACAAAAAACAGTAAATCCTGGAAATGAACAAGAAATACAGATTCCAAATATATCAGGATCTCAACAACAGTCTAGTATTATTACTGAAGATTTAGAACAACAACAAAATACTGTTGTTGAACAACAGCAACAGTCTAGACAACCAGAAATACAGACTCCAGAAACTCCTACATCTCAACAGCAGTCTAATATTGCTGTACAAGAACTAGAATCTGTAGAGCCCCAACAGAAACAATCTAATATTGTTGTACAGGCTCCAGAAACTTCTACATCTCAACAACAGTCTAATATTGCTGTACAAGAACTAGAATCTGTAGAGCCCCAACAGCAACAACAGTCTAGACAACCAGAAATACAGGCTCCAGAAGCAACCGGAACCCAGCAACAATCGGGTATTGCTGTGCAGGCTCCAGAAGCAACCGAAACCCAGCAACAATCGGGTATTGCTGTGCAGGCTCCAGAAGCAACCGGAACCCAGCAACAATCGGGTATTGCTGTACAAGAACTAGAACCCGTAGAACCTCAACAGCAACAACAATCTAGACAACGAGAAATACAGGCTCCAGAAGCAACCGGAACCCAGCAACAATCGGGTATTGCTGTACAAGAACTAGAACCTGTACAATCTGAGCCAACATCAACAAAAGAATTGCAGCCATTATCACCATTATTTGTAAATCAAAATAAAACTGCAAGTCTTTCTACAGCTGAAAATAATATTAGCGATTTAGACCAAAAAAGTAAATTAGACAATTTAACTCCAGAATTACCTTCTCAAGCTGAACAACCGGAAGAACAACCAGAAAATTCTCCTGCTGTTATTAAAGCCGATTATAATTCTGCCACTACAGTAAAAACTATAGAACCAGATTATACTAAAATAATCATGGAAAAATATAAAAGTCCTCCTAATTGGCACTATATGATAGGATAAAAGAAAAGGCCCCTTTCGGGGCCTTTTTTATTCGTCTCCTAGAGACTTCAGGTAACTTTCAACATCCACATCCTCATCCACTTCCGTCTTGGGAGTAGGCTTTCGTGAAGGCCGAGCAGGTGCTTCATTCTCAATAGTGTCGTCTTCGGTGGCTTCACCGCGAACATCGCCTCCTAGGGCATCTACGAGCTTTACCTTGAGTTCTGCGTAACTCTTGAACTCCTTGGGATTCACAAACTCCTTGAGAGCGTATTGCTTCTTCCAGAGAGCCTCAAGCTTGGCGTCATCACCGTCAAGTAGTTCTGAAGCTGCACTAAACTCAGACTTATCGTAGTTCACATAACCTTCAACCTTACGAATCTTTAACTTGAAGTTGGCACCCTTCCAAAAGTCAAACGGATTTACCGCATTCTCGTCTTCAAACTCTGGGTTCATTTGCTCTTGAATCTTCTCAAAAATCTTCTTACCGTACTTAAACAAGAACACCTTACCCTTGTTTTGAGGAGCAGCAGGATCTTCCACAACAAGAATATTAGACACATAATTAAGCTTACGCTTACGATCACGAGCAATACGCTTATCGCTTTCAGTACCACTATTCCATAGCTCACTGTTTGCTTCACAAACTGGGCACTTTTCGCCAAGGGTAGTGGGGCAGTTGTGAATAAACCATCCACTCTTTCCCTTAAACGCGTGAGAGTACAGCTTAACCCATGGAATGTCTTCGCTTTCCACTGCAGGAAGGAATCGAATAACTGCATATCCATTACTAGCAGAGTCCAGAGTTGGTCGCCAAAATCGATCATCCTTGTAGTCGTTGTTCTTGTTACTCTTCTCAAGCTCTTCTTGCAGCTTGCTGGCCATAGTCGTTGAATTCTTCTTTAGATCTTTAAATCCCATTATAAATCTCCTTTAAGATAAAAGTATACACCGGATAAACTGTAAGTCAAATCAAATTGGTAATTTTGATGATTTTGGAAGGTAATTTAATCGCTGTCCTTCTTGCTCTATTTTTTCAATAATAGGCTTTGAAAGTATTTTTGCAACACTTTCTGGAAGAACATCCTTACTTTCACAAATAGTAACAACCGCATCCATGTAAGAAACTTTCCATTGTTCCACGTATTTTTCTACTTGTCGGCAGAAGTCGTTTTGTGATTCTTCATCAAAAAATATTACCATAAGTACAAATATTTATAGGGTATTACCAATAAAATCCAAATATTATTAAATCTTTATACGATCTATAATGGAATATAGTACACCTTTAACAGCATCTTTAATATTTACCCATTTTGTTTTTTCTTTTCCAGTTACTGGTTGAAATTGATTTAATGGGCATGTTGCACCTGCTAATGTAAGTTTCACGGAAAGCGCAGCTCTTCTGTTTGCACCACATCCACAAAGTGAACAAAATCCAATACCACCTGGATCAATTTTTCCTTCTAATTCCTTTACTCTGCCTGGACAAGCAAGACATTTACTGATACGATCATGTGTTACATTTTTTGGTGCAGGACCGTATATTGCATGAGTTGTTTCTACTTTTAAGTATTGTTTTATTTTTTTTAAAAAATCACGTATTTTTTTTGCTTTAATGATCCAGTACAAATATAATTTATTTTTATTTAAAGGATTAATTCCTTTTTTACATTCTAATATATCTGCACTGTAAGCTGCGGTGTGTCGCGGAATAATTCTTTTTTGTAATTTTGCGTGATGTCGTGCTATTTGTTGTTTACATTCATTAATAAAATTATTCATAATTTAAAACTCCATCATTTATTTATTACAGTTGAGTTGCGCAACCAACACAACATGCACTACATCCGGTTATTCCTGTAGGCCATCCTATCTCACAACCGTAACAAGCAGGACCGGTACAACCACAAGTTTGACCTGATACAGTATAACACCATTCTGCTGCATCCAAGCATGATGTCCATGCTCCAGTAATTCCGGTCCATTGGCCTTTATCTGCTCTTCTAGTTGTATTGGTTGATGGAACAGGAACCCAAGATGGATATACACCACAAGTTTGACCACCAGAAATACCTACATCAACTGGCCATGGTGGGCACGGATCTTCTAAAATACCACTAACCCATAATTTTAAAGTTTTTGTTTGTCGTTTTGTGGAATTTGTCCAGCCTGCATTTGATATGTTTTCAACGTAATTTGTATTTTCTTGACAAGAATCACGCCAAATAAATTCTCCAGAAAGACCACGAATCCAAGGACATGCTCGGATATGTACACCAAAACTTCGTCCGGTTGCATAACTTATTATTGGATTATTAAAACACCAACGATTTATTCGATCATCAATACCGGCATCGCAAGTAAATCCTTTTTGTCCTGATACTTGTAAGAAAGCACTGGGAACTTTTCCTGGTGGTATTAATTTAAGTTCATTTCCTGCAACTACTTCTGCTGTACTGCTATCACAATACATTCTTGTCATATCGCCTGTCCATAAATATGCTATACGATTTTTACTGCAAGCACAAGTTTTATTGGATGAGTAACAATCGTATTTTGCGGTTCCACCTTCATTTGGTGCTTGATCTTCTGGATTAGTATTAACAGGACCACAAATACCACTAGTTGTAGTATCATAAAAATAACTAAAAACTAAAGAATTAGGATAATTGTAACCGTATACAGTGCCTGATATTTCTAATGGTCCTTGTTCAGGATAACCACCTGGATTTGCTGTGCTTAATGATCTATAACAACTACTCACAAACCATCTAGGCATTCCAGGACCCATATAGTTATTCCATGGTAAATCTTTTAATTGTATACCATCTTGTCCTTCTCCTCCGTTTCTATAAGTAACGTAAATACCGGAAGATCCAACCTTAAAACCGCATATTCCGTAATCGGATACATTTGGAGCTGCATATCCAACATCAGTTTCAATATTAAATGGTCCCCACGGTCTACTTGGTAACATAGCACTGGTGGATAAAAGTGAAGGTTTTTTAATACACCAATTAGTTCTCCAATTACGTCTAAATGGATTATTGTGATTATCTGTGTCAGTATGATTAGAAAAAATACAACCGTAAGATGTGTCTCCAACCTCTACGATATGTTGCCCAGGTTTGGCTCCAATATTAGCACATTCAAAACACGGAGCATCCAAATTACCAAAATTAGTTCCAGCTGCAAAATATGCACCTAAATGGTATTGTTGACATTTTTTTATAGAACTGTCGCTTATCCATTCATTACCCAATCCTAATGATAAACTATCAGGTGCTAATAATTTTGAATTAGAAATCCAACCTACCGTATTGGTACCAGCAACACAAGTTAATGAATTAACTAAATGTTCTGGATAATGAAATACTCCGGGAACTCCTCTTGCATTATTATTTAAATCACCCATCGCTGTACTGTGAAATCCACCAGCGGCAGAAGGACAAAACCAATCACAAGGATTGTCTTGACTAAAATGTAGTGTACAATATGCAGGAATAACTGCAATTTCTGCACATATTGGGGGTACTCCAGTTAAAATACCAGTAGGAGTTCTTGTACCATCTCTTTTTCTTTCAGGGAATGCTACTAAAGTGCTCCAACCGTAATTTACACCACCTGTTGCTCCTGGTGTTTTATTTACATTCCAACTAGGAAAAACACCTCCACTAAATCCTTGAGTTCGTACTTGTTCGCCTGCAGTGTATATTCCAGTATTAGCCCAGTTTGGATCATAACCTGATTCGCCTACATTTGAACTGTAACAACCTATACCTTCTGGAAGATTAAAAAGAGTCTCTACTATCCCAGGAAAACATGATGCCGGTGCTGTATTAACATAATTATAAGCATCTAACCAAGCACCTGGTAGCGACCATCGTTTAAACGCATCACATATAATAGTGTTATCACAAGTTTTTGATAGTGTTGCGAAACCCGTGCCATCCAAAACTTCTCTGCACTTTTTAGGCATTGCGTTTTGATCCTCTATGGGTTCACAGAAACTTCTAAAATCGTTATCGGCTCCTCTTGATCCATTACCAGCCCGAAATTGACCTATTAATTGATTATAACATGTATCGTTTGGATTCGATACTTCATTATTAACAGAATAATCTGTTGCTCCACCATTGTACCATACATCAATACCGTTATTACCACCACAACAAAAGTAAATGTCTTTATAACTAAATCCACCGTTTGGTGGAGTGTAAACTCCATCAGATCTTTGTAAAGGAGCATCCGTAGAACAGTCTCTACTATACAGTGCATTTTTTCCGTTTGGATTTGAACTGGGAGCGTTTGTTTTTCTTGTTGTGACAATTTGTCCAGTTCTTAACATACCAACAGCAAAATCTTTACCTACTGTCATTCCTTCACAATCAGAGCACCAACTCTTTGCGTCAAATACATTACAATTTACAAATCCATTATTGTAAATTGGACGATCTACTCCACCACCATTACCATCCACAGCCTGACCAAGAACATTCCAATTTACTGGATAAATTGGATCAACTTCTACACCTAAATCAAATTCTGGATAACCTGGAGTTCCTTTTCTCCAATACTTAAACCAATCGGTATTAGCATTAAATGTTGGCGCATCATATTTGTTTGCTGCAAATTTTGGATTTTTTAAATCTGGAAAACCATCACTACCAAATCCAATACAACTGCCATCGTCTCTAGAACCGTCATTTCTTTTTATAGGAGATATCTTTATGTCTTTCCAGTTATTTACCGCACAAGCAACTTCTGGATCTCCCCAACACAATGCAGTTCCATCATTAAAAAGTACTGCAGTAGTACTGAATCCTGCGTGTAAACTTAAAATTTTATCTTTCTTGGGGTGTGTCCCATTTTGTAATGCCACAGGCACATTACATTGACCCATAGAATTTAATCCCCAACAAGCAATTGTATTATCATCAAACCTAACAATATTATGATAAGCACCACATTGAATGTCTATAACTTTCTTATTTTTTACTGCAGCAGGAACAGCTAAAGGGTGACCGGATGGAGCAGGAATAGCAGTTGATTTGTATTGTTCAGTTAAAGGAACACCAATCAGTGCTGTTGTACCATCGTAATTAGTAACACCAACAAAAAAGTTACTATAACTAATACCTGCGGTATCGCCAAACACTCCATATTTTTCTGACATTAAAAGCATCCAACGATCAGAGGTCGCACCTGAAGTAACGTCATAGGTATTGCCGTTAAGCTTCCATGGTCTGGATACTGTGCATCCGGCTCCGTCAAATTCCATGTAACCGTGAGGCCAAAATAAACTTAAATGTGGATGTATAGTTTCAAATGTATTATCGTATACACTAATTTTATTTCTGTTGTACCAACAACCAGATTTTATGCCGTTTATTTCAAACGAGTAAGTGTAACCTACTGTTCCTGTATAACCACTTAAACCACTGATTCCACTAATACCACTCAATCCTTGATACTCGTCACCAATAAGTATAAGTTGATATTTTCCACCACATTGCGTACACCCTATACATGCGGTGTATCCACATACTCCGTCTATACCATTAACAGGTTTGAATGCAGTAGCACCAGTACAACCGAAAGCTCCATAAAATTTATAAGGAACAAACGGATCTGCTCTACACACGCCAGTATTCGTATCAAACAGTTTACCAGGACCAACAATATCATTGTATTTACCGTTTGGATTATTGCAGTTATACCATATAAATGGATTGCCGTCTTCCGTTCTTGTTGACAATCCTGCAACATGTATTAGTACATCGTTTCTTGCTTCACTACTTCCAATCCAGCTACCGTAAGCAGTAAATCCGTTTGTTTTAATAGTTCCTGCGCCTTCAGCAAATCCATTGAATGTTAAATGATCACTGAAAAGAACAGAATCGTTTACTCTGGTCCAATCGTTATCTAAAAACGCAAATCTGCGAGTATCAAACGTTTGTCCTCCGTATTTTTCTTCTCTTGCTCCGGCTAGTCCAGATCCAACAAAACAGTTAACTCTGCCATCTAAAGTCATCACTAAAAAGTGATACCATCCGGCTCGAACCAGAACCATATCTCCAGTTACACCTATCGGATTACAACAACAATCATTCCATGTTAGTCTAGACATACTGTAAAGCGACTTTCCGACCTGAAATTATTTCAAGGTCAGTAAGTATTTAGTGCGATTTATTAAACCAAGCATCTCATCACGAATATTGGAAAGATCAGTGTTTCCAGACAGTTCTTTTTCCATTTCAACCGAAAAAAAGTGTGTGGCTTGGTCTAACAGTTTCATTGGGCTTCCTAGAGTGTACGGACGGAGATCCAGTTTGATGGGTGGTAAATTCTTATCGTGGCTTCCCATGTAAGTTTCCACAAAGGTGTCTATCAGTTCGTCTAAACCTTCATAAGCCTTGCCTAGAGCTTTATGTTCGGCGTAAGAGCTTGTACCCCAGTGAAGCATACGAAGTTGGTTTTGAAGTCCTAATAGTTTATCTACCATTTGTTGATTTCCTATAGTATATAATGCACCCGGGTGGGGATGCAAAGTATCTATAGAAATTCCATTTTCAATAAATACTGGTAGAAGGAAGGTGATTTCTAATGCAAATAATCAATTGGCTAAAAGCTCAATTAAACACCGTTCTAGTTAAATTAAATCTAAAACCACAACCCAAGAAGTGTTCAAAGAAGCAGTGCTGCAAAAAGTAAAGAGTATTCAATAATGGAATAACGGGCTCCCACCTGTGACGGCGGGAGCCCTTATTCTTTTTACACTATTACCTTTTTACAGTAATCGTACATGGCAATGCCACTTGCTGTACCTACATTCAGGCTACGCACAGAACCGTACTGAGTGATGTATACGGTGTCCTGAGCCATCTGGAGCAGCTCTGGAGGCACTCCAACCTGTTCTTGGCCCAGAATGATTACCGCGTGCTTATTGGTGGGCCACTGATACGATTCCAGACTAATGGAATTTTCTACATTATCCATGGCAACCAGATGCAGTGGTCCTACTTGTTCCGCCAGCGTGTCAAGTCCTTGCACCAACCGATCCAACGTTCCACAATGTACAGAACGAACATAGTGGTGAGTACCAACAGTACCACGACGATCATACTGCTTAGACCCATAGATAAAAACTCGTTTAGCCAAGAAAGCATTAGCGTTCCGGATGCAAGTAGCAATATTAAAATCATTGTATAGGTTGCTGCAAATAATAGAAAAGTTGTTTGCTCGTGAGTCAAGATCCGCAAGAATTGCTTCATGATTCCAGTAATGGTAATGGTCAATGATGTTACGAGATTCACTCGCCATCCCAGTTCTTGAAGAATTGATTGAAGTCAGGTCCGTCATTGTCTCGCTTTCGCTTCTTGTTTTTGTTTCCCAGATAAAAATTCTTGTAGTAATACTTAAAGTCGGTAAAACCTGGCCATCCAGCAGCATTTAATGCTTTAGTTTCTAACTTGATGCCGTGTTTAACAAACCAAGCACCTAAATTGTATCGTAACTGTTTTACTGAGCCAGGATAACATTCCTTGGATGGATTCCAATCACGAGCATCCATCTTTAAAAGAATACCAAATCCTAGATTAATGAGCTTCTTACCAAACCAAATTTTAAATGTATTAAATGTTTTCATAATGCGGGTAAAGGGAATCGAACCCTTGTCTACTGCTTGGAAGGCAGTTGTGCTACCATTATACCACACCCGCGTGTTCTGTCAAGTACTTTTTGAGAGCAAGATCCTTGGCCTTGGTTTCCAACATGACATCGTACATGCGATTCGTATTAAATTCTGGAAGAGGACCTTCAATATAATCTGAATGTGCTTGTGGACGCTTACCGGGAGCAGATTCCGAATAATGAATCTTAGGAACCTGATCATCAGGCCAAGTGAAAAACATCATATCTACTGCTTCGTCTACCGTTTCATTGGAACAAAAACGGTGATGATGATAATCGTAAACTAGACGAACACCACACTTAGAGTAAATCATATCGTACAATTCCTTGGGTGACCACATAGATTCCTTGTCATCATTCTCCAAAGTTAGTTGCATTTTCAGTGCAGGATTCAATCGCTTAAAATTTTCACAAAATCGTTCTGCGGTAGTCTGCTTGTCTTCATAAACACCACCAACATGAATATTGATATTGAAATCATGATTTTGACCAAGCAGGCTACCAATCAATTGGTGCATTTCCAACGATCGTACAGACTTCACCACGATCGCGCTATTAGGGCTTGCAAGGCACGTATATGGCCCAGGATGGCACGACAGGCGAATACCCGCCTGACGAGCAATAGAGCCTGCCTCAACTAACTCAGAAACAATATCCTGATGGTGCTCTCGTGACAGGTCTCCTAGTGCATACCCTAGATCAGGATGATCCATAAATGGAAAAATTTCACTGCTGACACGGAACATTTGAATTCCGTTATCACGGTTCCACTCCATGATCTTAACCAGATCCTTACTATTTTGAACGGCTAGTTGACCTACACGATCTAAACTAAAACTAGACATACGTAGAGTGCGGCTGGTAGTAATTTGATCCTTCTTCTTAACGCCTTCGTTAAGAGACAGGTTCATACAAGCGTAACCAATTTTACGAATAGGCATAATGTTTAGTGACCCCAGCGGGACTCGAACCCGCAGTCATCGCCTTGAAAGGGCGAGGATTTGGCCAGTTAATCTATGGGGCCGTAACTGTATTACTATACTACTTTTTCGGTAGAGCGCAAGAATTATTTGCGCATTTCATACAAGATTTCATCGGCTTCTTAAACCAATTTTGGCGAATAACATCCATAATTACAAACGGAAACAGTACAGCTAAACACGCAAACAAAGCAAGATCAGATACCAAGTCGTTTTGGTTTTTCATAGTGTTCTAGTTTAAGATTTCCATGCTCGTCTTCGTAAATAAAAGAACAATTTTCTTTTTCTGTCCAACAACCCGTATTTGCGTATACGATCTCGTCTATTTGTTTTATTTTAGGATCGTGTATGTGACCACAAATTATACCATCATACTTGTGTTGTTTGCAGTACTTAATAATAATACTTTCAAACGTATCCAAAAATTGTGATGCTTTTTTAAATTTAATTTTAATGTGCTTGGATAACGACCAGTACTTCATTCCAAACATGCGTCGAAACCAATTCAACACATCATTAAAATCCATCATGATGTCATAGCCTACATCACCCAGTTTATACAAAATGGGAGAAAATGTAAATTTTGCAATAAAATCAAATTGATGACCGTGCATCACTATGAACTTTTTACCAGAACTGGTTACGTGTTCTATAGTATCGTGCATATCAATATTTCCAAAAATATTGTGATTTTTAAATTTACTTAAAAATTCATCATGATTACCAAGCACGTAATGAATTTTAGTTCCTTTACGAGAATGTCGTAAAAGGCGTTCAATCACTTCCACGTGAGAAGACTGTTTATCTTGACTAAATGAAAAGGCTTGCTTAAAACGCCAAATATCAATTATATCACCAACAAGATATATTTGATCAAACTCATTTTCTTTTAAAAAACTGTTGATTCGATCTGCTTTGCTTTTTTTAGAAGCAATATGTAAATCTGAAATAAAAACAGTTTTGTAATGCATCTACAATTATTTATTGTTTGTAGACGTCTTGTTGCGCTTCTGTTTTGGGTTTGTATTAGATTGAATTTGCTTAGGAAAACTTCCACGCATACTCTTACTAATAATCATGTGGATGTTGTTTACGTCTTTTTGAGTAAACAACATGCCGCTGGCTGTCATGTACTTTAATACATTACGAGTAACCGTATCTGCGAGAGTTTGTTGCTTGGATTTCATAAAGATATTTAGTAGGATACCAGAGACTCGAACTCTGCAATAGATCGTTATAAGCGATCCTGTCCCACCCGAGACTTGTATCCCATGTGCTTATTCTACTTCAGATTCAGTAGAAAGCAAGTTAATTCGTGACTTTTTATTAGCAATATGTCCGTTTTCATTACGAATCATATAATTAGACTTCTGACGGTCCTGATCGTTTCCTAGACGATAATTGATATCAGTAATACCCATACCAATCAATTCTTCCTTATGAGTATCAAGAAAGGCAATAAACTTATTGCAAGCATTCATCGAATCTGATTCAGGTGTTGTCAGTGGAAAGTCCATGTGCAGTCGAAACATCGATTGGCTCCTGTTCTTGTGTAATGTACTGTCTAATCTGATCTCGTAGCTGTACCATACGGCCACGAATTACTGTGAGTTGTGCACTCATCTGATCTAGTTCTGCTTGCAGCACATCTAACGCTTGTAAATCACTAGGTTTAGGTTGTCTCATAGAGTAATGATTCCTTGGTCAGTAGTGTAATGAATTTCATGAAAGATTTCTTGACACCACGGAAGGCAAAGTTCACATGGCCTTGCAATACGAAGTTCCCCAAATCGATTAAAACGAACGTTAAGCAGCGTTAGCTTCTTATCACGAAGATTCTTAGGAACCTTGCGATAAGCGTCCAGTTCGGAGTGCATTTCATCAAACGCGTATCCAATAACCTTGGCCTTTGGATGTGTCTTAAAAAAATTACGACCTGTTGCTACAATTCGGTTTTTATGAAGAATAAAAGAAAGGTGTTTCTTTTGGCGAGGCAGTTCCATGCAAAGTGGAAAAGCCTGCTCCAGATACTCATCAATAAGAGTGTTGGTCATGATAACTAATATACATCACTTCTGCTTAGAGTCAATTTTTTTTGCAGACTTTTTCTTCTTTTTATTAAAGATATCGTCCCAGTTTTTGGAATACTGTTCCCAGTTTACTGGTCGATACTTGTCGCCTTTTCCTGCATCATGTTTGCCGCCCATAATCAAACTCCAATCCTTCGGGAGACCCCGAGTAAATAATGTCTTCCACGTCAGACTCTTGTTCAAAAATAACATCATCAATGTAATCGTTCATCTTGGTGAGATCTGAAAATTCTACAAGCTTTCCTTGATGAATAACCTTGAACACACCAATCTTGTTGAGCACATCACACTTATTGATGATTAGATTGGTACAACCAGAGATCCGAATAGCATCAATTAACTTGTCTAGATTCAACCAGTTAACTAGACGCTTTCTGCCTGTGGTTGTTCCAAACTCACCACCTTGTTGGATGATCTGGTCGAGAACCGGATCGTCCCAAAGAGTTTCTGGGAACAGTGGATCCACACCACTCTTGGTGTCGTAGATCTTGGCTACACCAATCAGTCTTTCAATTTTCTTTGGGGAGAATCCCAAAGAGCACGCACCATACGGCATCGTTGTACTACTAGTAACGAATGGATAATCACCATGATCAATATCAAGCCATACACTTTGGGCTCCTTCGCATAAAATAGAACCATCCAAAACACCGTCCCAGATCCACTGAGACTCCATCATCTCAATCGCTCGTCGGCCTCGTCGGAGCATCTTGTCGGAGTAACATGGAGCGATACCTTGAGAAGTTGTTCCCAAGTGTGCAAGATGCTCCTTATCGTACTCAATATGATTTTCAGTAATAATGTGGGCATTTGGTGATATCTTTACAAGACTGGTATCAAACCCTGCTGCTCGTAGAGCACGAATCTCTTCAAAGAACTTTTCAATATTTATAACACAGCCGGGACCAATAACAGACGGCTTGCCAGCAAAAATTCCAGAAGGAATAATGTGTGTCTTAAACTTCTTACCGTTCACATAAACAGTGTGTCCAGCATTAGGACCACCATTCCAACGACACACGTAATTATAATCCTTGGCAAGAGCATTAGAAATCTTTCCTTTGCCTTCATCACCCCAAGCCAGACCATAAACGATATCAATAAAATCTATCATAATATTTTTACTTATTGTTTTTTTAAATCGTAATAATAGTGATCATCATCGCCATCAATAATCCATCTATCAGAAGTTGCTTCACATCTAAATGATTTATCATCAACTTTAAAATCTGGTTTGGTTGGAAATGGTTTAGTAACAAAAGACATGTGTTTCCAATAAATTCTATTATTTGGCTGTAAAGTATAACAACCATTATCCAGTTTAATCATATGCAAACATTTATATTGTGTTGGTTCGTCACTATACGGGTTATCATACCAATCAAACGTCATGGTGTAATCTCCCCAATGTTCAGAACCGTCTTTCAGTATTACTTTTGCTCTGGAATTTTTTAGGTAATCATACACAATATTTGTGCAATTAACAGAAAAACAATCCCACAGTTGTAAATGATCTAGTGGAATACTGGGAGCAGATTCTTTATGACACAACATGTGTATTGGTATTCTACTTCTAACTAAGCCGTCATCGGTTAATACAGTAAATAATAAAGCAGTATCTGAATTTGATTGAGCACCAAAAACAGTAACTTTAACAAATTCACCAACATGATCTTTATGTTGGTACATTTGTTCTTTTCTCATATAACAATAGAAATGTGGAATATTAATATTCAACATAATATTTAAACTCTCGAAACTGGGCTCGAACCAGTGACCCGCGAGTTAACAGCTCGCTGCTCTACCAACTGAGCTATTCGAGAAATCCTTTTAATCCTTAAATCGCGTAAACTTAGGATTGTTCTTGTTGTACTCTAAAACCGTTTCCTTCACGTCCATATCCGTAAGTGCTTCACTAATAGTGTTACGAATAGAAAGAAGTTCGTCGTAAGAGTATCCGTCAATCATTTCATCACAGTCGGTTGCTTGAAAGCAAGCAAGAAACTTGCCAGGGTTCAGAGGATCTGGAAACACTGTGATCATTGGCTTACGAACATCATCAAGACGATTCACACCAGTTGCAACAAATACGTTTTGCTTATGCATAATTAATCCTGTAAAAATTCACGACGATCTGAGTTTTCATTTAGTCGGTTACGAGAGTTTTCGTAATCACGACGAGCATTCTCTAGAATAGTACGGTTGGCGTCAAACCAACCTGCACGAAACTCATCCCAATACACACCAATTTCAGCAGTCGAAGGCATCTCTCTGCCTTCCATTCGAGAATCATACCCGCTTCGATACGCTTGACCGGGAACGTACTTTGGTTGGTTCATTTGAACACTCCTTTGATTTAGCAATATTAATTCCAAATTGCATGCCTAGTAAAAACAATTGAACGCAGCACAAAAAACATGTAAAGTAAATAAACCAGTATTCCATACAATCCTTTCTGTAAAACACACCCGGCTGGGCTCGAACCAGCGACCTTAGCATTAGAAGTGCCACGCTCTAATCCAACTGAGCTACGGGTGTATGCTGATTACTCAGTCAGCCCCGACTAGCTTCATCCCACCAGCTGCTGTAACAAGCTTCTTTGAAGGAGCAGAGATACCAGTCTTAAATGACATGTATTGAGTTTCAATTTCCTTCTCGGCCTTTAGAGTTAGCCACACAAAGTCAGCAGGAATATTCACGCCGTCCTTGGTGTCTGCAAAAGGCATCCAACCGATAAATGCAAGACGACCATCTGGAGTGGGAACAAGGGCCATAGGATCCTTGAGGTTCCAACCAGTGTCCGTCTTGGTTGCACGGCAAAGAACGTCTTCACCTGTCTTCATACGCATAATTAGAGTTTCAGTGTTTTCCATAGTGTTCATATTATATCTCCTAAATTAAAAAATGCAAGCACAATCACAAATTTATTTATAAAAAAAATCTGTCCTTTTTAAAGGGACAGATTTTCGTGGTCAAATCAACACAAATTGTAAGTTCAGCGAGTCTTGTAGCGAGTACCGTCTGCACGGAACTTGAACATACGACGACCCGGATGAGTGTCCTTCATGAAATATTGGGTACGACCGGTTGAACTCATACGAGTCTCAACGCTCCAGTTACCGAACTCTTCAACGATCTCGCGGATATCGCTGATGGTTGCACGGAGGTTCTGCACGCCGAAACGAGCACGAGCCTCAGCAGCAGTCAGAGTACGGCCACGCTTGCTCAGATAGTTAATCACCTTGTTTTGCTTAGTAATAGTACGCATAATAAAACCTTTCTAGAAATTTTAGGACATTCAGTTATTACCATTCACTGTCCTGTGATGAATGGCTTACGTTTAGTTAATATACACTCAAAATAACGGATGTCAAGAAGTCATTAAATCTTTTCTGCGATTTCTCGCACCTTCATCCACTCTGGACGACGGTAATCATCCATGGGAGGAAATTGTGACTTCTTGAGAACTGGATGATTGAATGCTTGCTTCATGTCTGCCATGATCAAGTTAAGATCTTCAATATTAGCACCGAATACACTGGACTGACTCACAGTGTGATCGATGGGTTCATCATCAATGTAATACACTTCATGAATACCGTACCATGGAGTTTCATTAGTATCATCCACAATAATACGGTAATTCCAAGTTAATTTTCCACTCATTGCTTGTAATCCTTTCGTTCCTGATCACGCTTCTCGCAAATCAGTTGCCATTCCTTATCATCGTTTGGAAGATAAGCGGCTTCAGCAACATCAACTTCCACCACAGTGGCTCGCCATCCGTCTGGAAGAACCACAACACTGCCGTGTTTCATTTCTTCGTTCATGCGTGTAATTTCTTGATTTAAAGAACGATTAGAAATCGTATGATTTGGTCGAACTAGTAGAATCTTACGTGCCATTAGTTTTCCTCTTTCTAAACAGAGCCGCAATTCCTGCAGCCACAATCAACGTGAGTGAAGCAGGAGCAGGCACAGCCGCTGTTGTAGTGCCTTCAGAAGGAGTTAGTGGTACACCCAAACAAAATCCTTCTACCCGATCAAACGCAATCGAAATACAAAACTGCTGGTCGGACATCTGGTATGTTCCGACTAGTTCACCGTTCAGGTACAGTTTGTATACCCAAAGACCAACTGCTTCTCCGGTAAACATGGTATCGCTGTATGTTGCCAGCGGAACTGTATTACCGGAAATAGAACCACCAAATTCAGTGGTCATTGAAAGGGCTGGCTTAAACTGAGGAGGCTGTGTATACGCTTGTGTAGTATACGTTGATCCTTCGTATGCAGCCCTATGCGAGAACTGTCCTTGTCCGTAAAATGTAGATGTAAAACCCATA